AACCAGACGTCGTCGCCGCGCGCGTGCGTATCGCCGCCGTCGTTCTTTTCGCTCGGCAGCTGCGTTTAGAGGTCGCCGAACTCGCTTCCTTGCTCGCCGTCCCGCTTCCCGACGAAGGATTTTGAACGTCGCTGCCATCAAAAAACACGATAACATGTTGGCGAACGTACGATCACCTGATGGGGTCCTAACTCCTGGGCCCATTATCACCGGTACTGGGTTTGCGTCATTGTTTATGCCTAGTGCCAGGAAACTTGGTCACGATGCGGCGGGTGAATCCACCCGTGAGCGTCAAGTGACCTTTTCGGTGGGGTACAAGGAACGTGTGGAGGTCAATGTATTGGGTGGTGGCGTTTGGAAGTGGAGACGTCTCGTGTTCACTTTCAAGGGATCCCGGCTTTACGACCAGGATGTTACGTGGAATCTGCCTTGGTTCAATAAGGCAGTTGACCCGGAGGGATGCGATATGGTTAGGCTAATTTCGCAGCCAACCACGGATCAGGGACAGGAAATTCGCAGGATTTTGTGGGACGGCACGGAAGGTATTGATTGGTCATCGGAATTCACGGCCAAACCGGACACGTCTCGCATTACCCCGCTTTATGATCGGACCTTCACTTTCAATCCGCGCAATGAGAGTGGATACTCTCGGACTTTTCGGTTCTGGCACCCCACTCGAAAAAACATCATTTACGACGAGGATGAAGAGGGTGGTGCACCCGCAGCACCCGGATCATTTGTGTCTGTTGAGGGGAAGCCCGGAATGGGCGACCTCTATGTTTACGACATTGCGTATCTCGCGGTACCCGCTTCTGGCGGAAACGCGTCGATGCAGTGGTCACCGGAGGGAACGTATTATTGGCACGAGCGTTAGATTAGACAATGAGAGACTGGGTCAAATGAACTATGGTACAATTTCCGCGCAACCAGTTGAGGTCCACATGACCCACTTCTTCTGGGTCATCATTCATCAGCCAGATGGTGGGCCGACCCCACTTGATGGTGGTCTTGCCACGGTATTTGTCAGTGACTGTGAATGTTTGCTGTGCTCCGAGCCAACCCTTGTAGGCGGGGAAGAACTGAAAATTCCCCTGGATGTCGTCTAGGACTGCATACTGCGCTTCGTCCAAGTCGGCTCTGACGTCATCAACGTTCCACTGCAGGCAGCAGTAGATGTGTCGACCGAGCGACCTTGCCCACACAGTTTTGCCCAGACGAGTCTCACCCCACAAGATTAGGCTTCGAGGACGTCCTTCTGCCCAGATAGTCAGCTCTACTGTTCCAAAAGAGACGTCGCGCGACGTCTCGTCAAAGGTTAGGGTTTAGGGTTAGTGGTTAGGGTTTAGGGTTAGGGTTAGGGTTTAGGGTCAGGGTTAGGGGAACATGGACCTACCAGCTCCAGACAGATTGTCACGTACCCATTCATCGAGTTCCGGAACTCCCTCAGTGCTAAGCTGAAGGGACGCAGGGTGTTCGTATGCAACAGCTGGGGGTCGATAGTGCCAGTCGGCATAGGCCCGCAGTGATTGGTGGTTGCAACAAAGCGCTCGTGGTGCCAGCTCTCGAACAAGGTCCCAAAACTCATCCACAGTTGGTGCATTTGCGATTCGAGACCAGACAGAGTCAGATCCCTGAATCTGATTGTCGATGATGGGACTGAGGCCTCCCGCAACAACGTCTCCGTCCTTGATCGCATAGTCGAGCATCTTTTGAGGTGTTCGACCGCATGGTTGTATATTCGGGTGGAAGCCGTCAACATCGAAGCGTCGAGGGTTCCGGAGGTCGACGCGTCGTCCGAAATCCACGAAAGCGTGGAGATGAGTACCTCCATCAGCGTGGCTCTCTCGTCCAATGAGACACTCAGCTGGAAATGATGCAATAGTGTCGTGTACAGCCCATGGATCCAGGCCTCCGCATTGGGCGTACGTGAGGAGGACATAGCGGCTTTGCAGGCGGAAGGATGAGTCAGCCATTCCTGAGGAGAGCAGAAATAACTTTGTCTGCTCTCCTCAGTGAGGAATGGAGGGGACAGTTCGGGTATTTAAGTACCCGACCCCCCCGCTCGCGAACTGTACATCCGCTTGTTCGCCTTCATCTGTTGCGGATCCTTGATCGATTCCTTGCGCGATTTTTTTCGTCCAATCATGCCTACACAAGCTCCATCTCTTCTTTCTGATTGGACATACTTGAACGGATCCACTGCACCATCTACGGATACGTCGGCAACCATTGAGCACTGCCCAGCATGCCGCGCCGCACAACCAGACGTCGTCGCCGCGCGCGTGCGTATCGCCGCCGTCGTTCTTTTCGCTC